AAGGGGTCTTCAAGTTTATGCCGTGCTCAATCCTTTACGGAGTCACAGTCGCATATTTGTACAAAAGCAATCTAAAGGGAATTTACTATTCCCTTCAGAATCTCTCCTTGTACGTACACGTGCGTGTTATTAATGATCGGGTACGAATCCTGTTCGCATGGAAGTTGCCCTAAAGCACCCTTCTTCTGCACGAACTCGTTCCAAATCTTCACGTGTTCTTGAAATACCTCTCGCGTATGCATTCCTAGTTCTTCAACAAACGAATCTTTCTTTTGTCTGATGATATCAATCTCTCGACATCGATTTTTCTTTTCCCACCACATTGGCATATTTCTTATGGACTTGATGTCCAGTGGAGCCAAGTAGTATCCTTGATACGGAACAAACTTACGTTTCAAATAAGTTGTCTCTTCCAATTGTTCGTAATCAAAATCGATGTTTTCTGACTTGACGGAATCGGTATATCCGAGTCCTAGTTCATTGAAGATTTTGTGAAAATCACGAAATGTGACTTTCCCGATAAATTCTGGTCCAGGTGCGATGACGTGATCATCTCCATAGACCGCAAGTTCAATTCCCGTTACCAAACTTTCTGGTGACACCGGATAGCCTTTCGACTCCATGATGTCAATTGTGGCACAAAGAATATTAAGCCAATTACAAACAGAGTTGATCGGCGACGTCAGCGGCGAACCCGAAGGCATACCACCATGTCGTCGAAACAACACGTTGACTGCAGCAACATAGCCATGAGAATGCGTTTCCGCTAAAGCTAATCGTGCGCGACCAGCAGGTGAATCATACGAATCACCGTACCAGTCATTTACAACACGAATCGCGGCTTGCATTATACAGGGCATGAGCTTTCCGTCCCACTGTTTGTAGTCTCCAGCAATCACTTTGCCCCCCCACTTGTTGAGACGTTGTCCGAGACGCGTCCAACTACCTTTCTGAGGAGCAATACCAACTGATACTGGGAACATGGCACAATTGACTTGCAATGACTCGAAGAAAGCACCGAAGTACTTTCGCACCAACATGGTCATGTGAAGTGGCAAACACTCAAAAGATCGTGTGCCAGCGCTCTTGATTTTGGAATGCTTAAGTGTTTCCATCTTAAGATTCATGGCGTTGACATAGAACGGGAGCTCTCCTTTCTGTAACAAAATGTCACTCTCTTCGAAAGCCTCCATCATCATTGATCCTGTGGGTATATTACCACAACTATTCCGAACATCATAGAGTTTCTCTCCGCTCGGTCCTGTTGTTGATCGTTCTTCAAAATAAGCCAATTTTCCGGGTAAAGCCGCTTTCGCTGCTAGATGTCGATACGGCAATCCGACAGAAGTTTGCATATCCATTCCATCGAAAATTCGACCTTCACCAGCATCGCCTAGTACACCATTAATAGTTTCATCAATGCTTAGTAGACGTTTACCAATTCTTCCCATTGGCATCATTCGTAGCTTTGCCTTGACAGCTTCCACTGCTCGGTCTATGGTTGACGATTTGAATTCGTATGCTTGAATAGAACTTTTATCAAGTCCCATCTGCAATGGCGATCGTTTTGCCAAACGAACTTCTTCATCAACTCTTGGATCCTGCAATGACATCACAGAAGGCTGCTTTTCCAATGGGAACATCTTGTCATCATGCGTATTAAAAATAGTAGCGCACCACTTGTTTGTGTTCGGTGGTTGTTGGTGATATTCAATCGGTAAGCATCCAATAGCTTCGACGACACCAGTTGTTGCCAGAATTTTGGGCTCCAATCCGGTTAATATTTCTTGTGCTTGGGCGCGTGTTTCATCCACAAGTACTTGTTCGATTTCCACAAACTGTTCTTTCGCCAAGGGGGCAAAGAATGTGATATGCTGGCCAGCATTGCCGGCCACGTGCATGCCACACACTTTTCCAGTTGCCTGGTTGAGTATGAAGGAACCGCAAAATCCTATTCCATAGTGCACCGGTAAACGGTACCCACGAATAATGCGGCACTCCAAAATTGCCTCACCCGCTTTGAAATCATAGTTTGTTTCTTCGCACATGACACCAATAGAACGCTCCTGTATCAAAACCTTGTTCTCCGCATCGAATGAGAAATACTCGTAATGATCGGTTGTTGTTGATTCTTCATCAAGACTTTGGATGTGCTTGGTGATATCTGATACCATAGGAAATCTGCAGGGCAGCTCCATCACGGCCAGATCATAATCATTCATCATCGTGCATTTGTTCATATCGATGAGCATGTTGTCGTACTTTATGCCATTAATGAAAATAGTCACTATTCGCTCCGCTTCTTCTTTAGCGTTCAGAGCTCGAACCATATGTCCAGGGAAGATTGCACTTCGCCCTTTCAATCCGAGAGCTAAACACTTTACGGTGCTCACCTCATCTATCTTCATGTAGACCATCAGACTGTTATTTCTAGCAATCTTCATGCCTACTTCACGCGCATTAGTTACGCCAACATACGCATTGGCCACAATCTTGTTGATAGTTTGCGGCCTCAGGGATAGTTTGCTTGGTGGTTTTTCCCGCACGTTCACGTCATAAGCATGACCCGCCTCTGCATTTAATTTGCTAATCATAGCCTTGGCTTGCGCCAGGGACTTCTTTTCGAAGTTAGCTTTTTCCATAAGTGCAGTGACGGCTTTTGCCTCGATGGCAGCGGATTGAGCGTACGCTACAACATCCTCACGGACGATTTCGGGCACGTTCACAACCAAGCGACAGTTTGCGTTCTTCTGTTCGTTCTCATCAGCTCCTGTAAACATATTGTACAAGGAGTATGACGCAGCAGCCGTTGCCAGCGCAACACATCCTCCAACAATAAGCCAGATGTAATTTGGCATTGTTTTCAAAAAGCCGATGAGCTCGTCGATTGACATTTTCAGATAACTTGCGATGGTTGCAGCCCATTTGCTGAGCTCGTCTGACACGCCTGCTTCAGCGATGACCATATCTGGCCATTCTTCGCCTTCAGCGGGCACATCATCCCAATCCATCGGTCCATCAACATCATTCACCGCTACCGGTTCTGGTTCAGCCTCTTCAGGCAGTAAATTCACCATCTCCGCCAACGGATCAAAATAGGCACTTTCAATGTCTTCATTGTCTGTTGAGTCGTTGTAAAACAGATTGTTATATAAATCATCACAATCGTCACACGCGACCGCACATGAAGTGAAAGGCAAATGCTGATGTTGTTCTGAATACATTTCATCGATTCGCTCGTGGCGGATTCTCAAAATGCTGTTGAGCCGATCAAATTCTGTTCTAAATTGTTCAGGCATGTGTCCGTTTGCGTCACACCAATACAGGCGCACACGATCGTTTCCATTACGTCCATAATAGTAAAATCGTTGCGTCGCATGGCAAAAGCGCACGATGGGACCACGATACCTGTTTCCAAAATTTCGATAAGCAGGACAACAACATTCTGTATATCCACCACATTGGTATGTGTACCGGATTTCTTCTTCCTCTTCTTCGTCATCGGTTGTTTTCGACAACACTTTTCCTTCAGCTTGGATTATGATTTCTCTTTTATAGATATCACACTCCCGAGATGTAACTCGACGTTTTGTGAATGCTGGATCTGGTTGCCTCAAATGCTCATTGAACATCGTTGACATGTGTTTGACAAATTCTGGCCAACACATTGCGTTGCACTGCTCACGCATTTCTTTTTTGTGAGTAGCGTCAATAATTCCTTCTCTGTTCTTCCACCCCTTGACTTTGTTTTCTAGGGCGGTCCATTCTTTGTCGGAAACGCAATTGTTAATTGGAAAGAATATGTAACCAGCGAATTCATCGAGTCCTTCAATGTTGTTGACTCTAAAATCATTCAGCCAGAAATCCGGTGCAAATTCTTGCATGATCAATTTGCGGCGTCGATAGTATGCATCGGCGTCGCGCAGCTCCTTCAGGTCCGGGAATGCTTTATTACTTGTGGAGATCACTAAGTCTCCATTAAATGGCATCCCTTTCGCTTCAACAGCTGCTTGTGGAGTTATGAACGTTACGTTACTTATCAATCGAATGAATTGCATAGCGGCCGATTCTTCAGAACCAGGCGCACCTTTTTGTTGTGCAATATCATCAATAATAAGTGCTCGCTCATCTCTGAACAGATCCCAATGCTTGCATTCTGACAAAGCATAGATACTGTTCTCCGGATATTCTTTCACACACATTTCTCGACTCATGATTCTTTTGGCTAGAGCATTCGCTACAGTTGATTTACCTGTTGCGGGTGGTCCAACCAATTGGATCGAGAACGGTGTGGGTCTATATGATTCTGATGGATGTTTGATATAAACCGAATTCGAATTGTAGAATCTCATGACAGTAGAGATAGCATTCGACACCGTTGTGTTTTGTAGTGGTGTCAAGATCATTTTCTTGTCGGCGATTGAAGATGCCAACCAAGATGCTTGTTTATAGACCTTGTCTAATTGTTCCATGTACTCTTTCTGTTTAAATCGAGTCGCATCGAACACACACACATCATACACTTCAGATACGAATGTAGCTAATTCCACGTCTTCTTCTTGAACTGGCACCGTTAATGTTTTCAATGACCACATCGCGCAAATGCGAGTGAACAATGATGGTGCGAATTCAGTGAAGAACCACGTGGCTAACTTCATGAGTTTTTCTGAACCTGTTGTTATTAGTTGTAGATTTTTGAATAAATTACCGAAATGGTTAAGTTTACGAGCGAAAGTTTTATCATCACTCGAATCTGTTCCAGTAACTATCCATGCGCAGAGATTGCCTACGGCGGCAATAGTTGTTTTAGATTTCTTCTCTGTACATTCGGCCTCTGCTGTTGTTACCGATTGCACAACGTCCTCACTAACTTGACCCGGACGCAGGGTAAGCTCTGATACTGTTTTCAATAGTAAAGAGAGCTGAGAAAAAACCTTGTTACAAAAACCAGGTATGTTGTTGATAATCATTCGGATAAGTTCAATACAAAAGAACGCAACTGCGCTCATGTCTGACTTATTGTACATAAGATACGACAGCCCAATATTAGATATTGATCGAGCTGCTGCAGCTTCTGCACCTCCTCTTAGGTCTTTCAACAATGTGACACCTTCTTCTGACAAGTGGCGAACGCTTATCGCCGTATCACGTACCTCTCGAGGCAGTGACACCATCGCGCCTTCAGCGCGAGTACCCACATGTTTCGACAGTTTTGACGTCGATTGTGTAGCGTCTCCAAATGACCGCGCGATAAGTTTTTCTGCTCGCGCGATGTTGAAGTATTCGGTTTTCTTTTTCTCGAAATTTTTTGTTACGCGTGCTGTGGCACGACGAATTCGGCGATTGAGCAATTGTTTTTGGCGCTCATCGCAGATCTTCAAAAGTTCGAATTTTTCGCATTCTTCACGGATTCGATGGTTTGAATCGGTGGATTTTTGTGCCTCGCGGCGACTTTGAGCCTCGTTGCGTTCGGGTTTCAAAGTTTTATTAACAAAAGAATTTGAGTTTGAATTACAAGCCATTGTAGTTGGCCGGGCGCGCTAATCACACAGTACCTCGTGTGCTTCGGACCCCGGGGATGTTGTCGCTTATTTCCACACCTTTGTGCAGATGCGACCCACTGGCGGCTAAACCAGGCGATCAAACGGTTGAAATTCCTCGAGTTCGTATACGCTTCCTTAACGTATTGAATCCTCCTTACCAGCATGGATGCCGATACTTAGATTAGAATAGCGGTTTTCCCACATGCTTAAAGCATAGGTACAGACATATTCCAATCGTCATCGATCTGCATGAACCAATAAACAGTCGCAACGAAAAGTAAGTTCTTAGAACTTTTGGACTTACTCAGCTATGGCGAGTATGCTTTTACACATACGAAGGCCATATGAGACAGTTGTCAATAGGATGAAGTTTTGACCTCGTTAACTAACGGGTCGAGAATTTTTGTTGTTGTTTGCAATTTCCATATCTTCCTAATAAATAGGCTTTCAGAAATTATCATTCGCTTCTGAGCGGTGAAAAGTCACCTAAATAGGCCGTAACCTATATAGGGGTTCCGAATCGCACGGAACTTTCCACGAATAATAATCACATAGATATTTTGTACACTAAGCCTCGGCTCTCTTTAAGCTGTACTTAGCGGGATTTTACAAATTGCTCCTGATAACGGGTGGAGCTATTAGGAAACGAAATTTAAAATCGTCTCCTATCGAAGAGTTAACAATTAACGGCAATGTATTATCATTAACATCAGTCGTATTCATACCACGCATAGCGCGATACCAAATCGATCCTGTTTCGAAAGCATCAACATATGATCCTTGTGAGTCGCCCTTTTTCTGGACAGCACACTGGTTGAACTTCGAATAAAATGGAACCTCGACCTGCATTGCTGCATCTTGGGACGAGTTCCACACTACAGATGGGAACGACGAATTCACGACGGCCTCTGAAGCGGTTGCTGCTTCTGTTGCAACCGTAAGAGATGTTGTTACATGATTTGGAACATAAGTCACATAGTTAACTAGAGGAATTGTTCGATCAATCAATGGTATAAATTGGAATCGAATAGATCCACTCCAGAAAACATACATGTCTGCAATCATTTTCATGTAATGCAGAGAGTCCATCAACTTCGTTGTAGTTGGAAGTTGACCCGATGTAGAACCTGGTGTAGGTGTTATCGGAAACACTGCTTCGTAATATTGTATACGCTTCGAGTTCCCAACTCCAAATTGTGTACTATAGGAGCTGAGAAATAATTCTTGTTCACGACAGTACCTTCTTGCCAAATCTAGCACTGTATCAATATTCTCACCAAAAGGGTCCACTGTTGGAACTAGCGGATTTCCTCGAACAAGACCCGGGTAATGCTTGGGGTCCGAAGTTCGTGTTGAAATGTCTGATTCTGTTGGTAAAACGGCGGCCTCCGCAATAGTTTTGGCGGGGGCAATCGTCAACAAAGAAACATCTGTTGTTAGCATGGTGTTGTTATTTAATCTTGGGACAGTAAATCTAAAGTCCTCACCAGCTGACAACCAGCAATTCACATCAACTGTTTGAGTTACAGCTTCTGGAGCCACTAGACGTGATGTCACAATGACTCGAAGGTAACCTAAAATGGAATTGTCTTCTGGTTGTTCTGTAGCATATGTATCGCATGACTTTCTTGGAGTCGACGAAACATAGTTACATTTCAAAGATGTACTTGCTGATTCGTGCAAATCAAACACTTGGTATGGTGTATTGGTGAACGCGTTATCGGTGATTGACGTATCGATAGGATCTGGAAGAGCACAAGGCTCAAAGGACAACATTAATCTTCCTGTATGGAAGCTTGTTGACACTATATCGAAACGAAAATCTACCGACCCAGTCCAGAATTCGAACATGGTGGCGAGATAATTTAAATAAGTTGGATAAGTTCGCCAAACGTTGGATGAATATGGTCTACCACTTGGTCCAGTAACTTGGATGGTGTTGCTATATTTCCAATCTGGAGCCAAGGTTCGTAGGGCTGGCGTTACAGGGATTGTAGCCAGCACAGTGTTCTCTGGTTGATCTGCTGACCAAGCAAAGGTTCCCACGAACATAGGTTTTTGAATGATTTCGTTGATGATTAATTCTGATGATGGTGCAGATGAAAATCCTTCTTCAAGATACCCTCCGGTTGGAGTTGCCCCCAAGCGAGGAGTATCGGCTTTTCCTTTCATGTGCGCCAACGGATCAACCGTGGCAAGACAATTTCCTACTTTTGCGTCAGGAATAGCAGGTTTATCTAGGTTAAAACTTTTGAGAAGTCCTCCTAAACCACTTGCGGCGCCAGAAAAATTTCCGGTTGACAAGTTGTTCAGAATTCCTTTACCTGAAGATAATGTATTTCCAATTGTACTAATAATGCCAGCCTCTGCTGTGGTTGTAAAGCTAACATTATGTGGTCTTGTTGGTACATGGAATTCAATGTCTGCACATTTAACATAGACTGCAACACCGACGCTGTTTGATGCGGTGTCGGGTGCGGTCAATTTGTTCATACACATAATGCGAACAGTACCTAATGGCAAAGTCGCATCAACGGGATTCTTCGACGCTGAAAAATATGAGATGATATGTTCAAATGGTATGGAGATGAAACCTGTGTTAGAGTCCTTGGCATCAATTTGAGTATTTGGATACCCAGAACACTGACATAAATGCGTTGTGTGTCTTGCAGACACTGCTGAAGTATCAGCGGTTGGTTGCATGTTAGATAACGGATCCCAAACGACCATAAGTCGTCCAGAATTAAATTTAGTCGTATTCACTTGTACACGAAGTACAGGGGTGAAACGATAAAACTGAAAAGTGTTAAACTGTAATTTATGAATGGTCGATAAAGAGTTAAAGAGTTCCGGTATACTAATTGATAATAGTTCCTTTCCTTGGGCGTCATCAACGGTCCAAAGAAAAGAGCTGTATTTAATTTCCTGTTTGAGTAAATCTCGCACGTCATACTGCGTTTCGCCCATTGAGTTGGGTAGGCGATTCACAGCAGGAGATACGGGAGATATGTAACTGGTTTCTATTGCATGTGATCTTTCATCAACAAAAGTTGATTGTTCGGTCTGATTCATTGACAACACTTCAGCTACTTCTGTAGTCGAGTGTTGATTGGATGTGTCTTGTGAGTTAGTAGCAATCAACTGAGATTCGCTGCGGTGCTTGATTACGCATCAGCAGTATAGAGACAGTCGTTCAGGGGGCTGCCCTTAGTGACAAGCTTGAGATTAACGTACAAATACGATGGCGGCGTCATTGTGTCTCTTTATGACGTCTTATAACCTCGAAATCTATTGTACTAGAATTTCTATCCTGAATATTGCATTTTGCTAAATGCAAAAACGAAATTGTTTTGAGGCAATTTACCTGGTCTGAAACTAGGAACTTAAACGATTAACTGTACATCCTACACATTACGTAACGGTCTGCGCTATTGGTGATGCACCACGCAACGGCGTATAATGCATAGGCTACGCGTGGTTTAAGCTATAGTCGTGTGACAGGTTTTAGTCACACAAAAGGTCCGGGGGGTTTGAG